AAAATCCTGTAGCTGGCTCATCGCCTTTTTTCGCCACTTTAATAAGTAGCTTTGCATCGCCAAAGGCTTGTGGCAGTAGCGTGTTTTTTTGACCGATGGACAGCACGCTGTCGTCACTTGACTGCAGTGAGATTGAACGACCTTTGGCATTATTGAACAGCGCGTCACGCTCTAACGCATACGGCTGCGATAACTGCTCTGGCGCAATCTCGATAGATAATGCGTCCATAGCCAGTGCCAGGGCATTATCTAAGTCACCATTATCTGGTGCGTCATCATTACCCGATGGGGATGGAAACTCTGCGTCTGGTTCACACTCATGCATCGCTTTTCGCAGACGCTCGCTGTAGTCTTCCAGACGCTTTAACACCATTGGAATGATGGTACTGGTGTCGTTCGTGTGCATGTCACGCTCATGGAACGATAGCGCCATGTCCAAAGCACTGGTTAACATCGACACAATCAGAGTATTACGGCTATCTGTTGAACGAAGGATAAGTCGACGTTCGCCACCGGCAAACGCGCCTTGCAAGTCACGAACTTTAAGCATGATGCGTGCGAGACCTTTTTCATTTGCGGCTAACAGTAGTTTGTTCATTACCAAGTTCCTTTATCAAATAGGCCGTAACGGCTTAGCGTGATTCGACCCGATGCGTGATGCGAAGATCATCCGCTGTCACTACTCGTTTATCAGCGACATAGGAGCCCCAACGCAAACACATCAGTGCTTCATCGCCTTCGAATTTGTCCGCCACCACGATGGCCAACATTGGTGGACCAACTTCGGTTGCATCCAAACCGCGAGCTTCTTCACCTTCCGCAGCTGGCGCTTCTTCCACCAACGCCAATGCGGTTAATGTGCCGTCCCAGCGCGCAGTGATACCGGACTCATCAACCAGCACGATGTGACCGGCTTTAAATGCAACATCTGCAGCAACGTCAGCAATGTTGACCATGTGCGTCTTATGGTCGCCGTCCGCTTGAATGGGAGAGGTATTGACTGAACCCAGGCTTTTACTAAATTGCATTTAGAAACCCTCCATGCTAAATGGTTTTGCAGCGTCGCCTTTGCCTTCATCAGCAAGTTCAACACGCTTAAATAGTTCAGCAAATTCATCGTCATCACCGACTTTAGTGGTTGATGATGATTTTGCTGGGTACGTTTTAATGAACGCCTTGGTGTTGTTAAAGAAACCACCTTCACCGTCATCACAAAGTTCAACCGTTGACGCTGCATCAATCTGCTTACCCAGCGCTTCTTTTTGCGCATCAGAGATTTCTCGCGTGCCGTCATTGAGCAAATCTTTCAGCACGCTCTTACGGTCTGAAGCCATGCTGCTTTGCAGTTTTTTCACTGCTTCGCTTTCAAGGTCATCGCTGCCTTTTTTCTTTTTGTCGTCGTCACCGTCTGGCGGTTCAACGACAGGGGCAGCCTTGATGCCAAGTGTCTCAGCAAGTTGCTTTTTCTCATCATCAGAGTATCCAGCAATTGCTGCCATCAATTTTTTAAAGTCCATCGTATCGTTCTCTTCTTCGGTTGCATTGCCGACATAAGCCGACAAATAAATACAATCATCACCAAAGTCATCATCGCTCAATTGGATGACGTCCTTGGTCTTAACATCTCCAGCAGGAGGGAGCTGCCCTAATTGCGCCAAATGGTGCAGATGATATTCACCAGGTTTGTTTTTGAGGGGGTGAATGCCTGCGCTTTGCCCCTCGAACTTGAGAGAGTCTTCCAGCTCTTCAAGCTCTGGTGTGTAGTGCATTTCACCGACAAGGACATACTTGCCTTTGTCGTTTGTTTCGGTGCGCAGGTTGGCCACTCGCCCTAGCGCGGCCATCTGGTCATCCCCTTTTTTAGGATGGCCTAACGTGATTGGTGGACGAACCTCGGGGTTGTAATTACGAACCACAGAATCCAACATATCGCGCGTTACCGTTGCACCATTACGCTGAACGCCTTCACCGACAATTTCCATTCTACGAATGCGTGGCATAACTCCCCCTTAAATCGTAATGGTTGCGCCAAAGTTGCCTGGGTTCTGCGCTGGATAAACAATGTTGTTAATCCAGTCCACTTTGAACACCGTGCCGCTTGAGCCAATGATTTCCAGATACGCCATCGAAATATTGGCAGTGTATGGCGAACCATCGTCATTCAGGCCAGGTACTGGAGGGTTCAAACACCAACCCTTAATTCGTGAGTACGCCGCGTCAATAACGCGAGTACCGGTTTGGCTATCCAGTGTGCGAACGTCACCAGCAAGACGCAGCTCAATCCAGCCATCGTCATCAACCAGCAATGACACATCACTGAGCGCCAGTGATTGAAATGTGACGTTGGCTTGTGACGCTTCAAACTTACCTGTTGGTACTTGCATTTTGCCGATACCACCTAAACCGCCAACTTCGATCGTCGAGCGTGTCAGCGATACTTCCGCAGCAGTGATGCGTCCTACGTACTGAGTCTCTTTAATAAAGACCGTTTGATTGCGCCACACGACGCTTGTTTGTGCTACCGCCATTAGCTTGTACTCCCGAGCATTTGGTTAAAGGCGCTTTCCAGACCTTCGACGTACACTTCCGCCATGTATTCCACTTGCTGCATCGGCACTGGTGGTGTGCCTTTATAGCGATACGTGATCACACCTTTTGCAAGCTTGCGAGTGGGTTGTCTTCTGCCAAGATTTCAATCGAGTAGAACACCAGACCTTCGCCAACTTTCGAAGCAAGGTAGTCGTTCACCGTGTCACGAACGCGACCTGCCATCGTTGAGTTAAAGTTCGAAGGCGAGTTAAACATCGGCTTATCAAGGAACTGTTGAGTCACGATCTCAATCGACTCCTCAATGACGTCCATGGTTCGACGCCAGGCAATGAAGCTCAATGCGTTCGATGTATCTGGCCATGCACACGAATAGTTACCCCACGCGCGCCAGCCGCCACGATTGACTAATGTCACGATGCCGTTCTGGTTTAAGTAGTTCACTTCGGTGTCTGGGTCGTTGTAGATGTATTCGAGCTCGATAGTCGGGCTGATCACATCAGGCAGCAGGTAGTTCGATGGCGAACACCAGTATCCAGTATTGATAAGCGCATCGCCTGTGAGGTTTTTATCCACCATCGCAGCCAGACCAGCTAGGGACGGTGCGAGCCAATCCGCTTTTTGAGCGCCAGTCGTTTCATCAAGGACGAACGGACGTGGCCAACCCACAACAATACGTTGTGATGTGTACTGGTTCTTAAACGCGCGCGCTTCTTCCCAAGTAGTAACACTCGCTGGCGGGTCAGCAAACCACATGCCGCGAATGCTTTTGATAGCCGCATCGGCCTGACCAAGTGCGCCTGGCTTATGAAGAATGCCTGGAGCCAAATGTAGCTTTGGTGAGAAACCTAGACGCTGATAGCATTTGCGCAGCAGCGGCAGTGCTTCCATGAATGCAGCCAGTAACGGGTCTGCAATGGTCATCACGCTCAGGTTGTACGTCAGTACACTGGAGTCATACAACACGCCGTCAATCTCTTTGCCGACTAACGTCATCGTGATAGTGACATCACCATCCATGAGCGGGGTGACATCGCCCGTGGCGGCATCAATAAGCGCGATACTTCATCGCTGCATTCATATTGCACCGACAGATTCATCGGGTTAGTCAACGTCACGATAGTGCCGTCTGCGCCAAACGCGCCTGCCGTTCCCACGTAACCATCCGCATCGGATGAAGATAAGGTTGCACCATTAGGCACAGATTCGTCTGGACGAGTCTCTTCAATCGTGAGCGTATATGACATTGACTCTTTACTAAGAGGAGTGTCACCGAATGGCACTTCGAGTGTAATGACACACGAACCTGCAGCCACTGGCGTAACCACACCGTCGGCATCGACCGTCGCCACCAATTCATTATCACTGGTGAACGTGGTTTCCAGACCTGGCGAGTTCCAGATAGTGACTGGCAACTGCGCCCCTTCATCTAAATAGATGGTGGCCGTTGACGAGCTAAACGATACGCTTGAGTGCTCTGGGTATTCCGGCTCTTCAAAGTCACCTGGCTTACCCAGCGGGACGACAACGACGCTGTTGTTGGATACATACGATCCAAAAATGCGATGCATCGCATCACGAATTGAGCCATCCCCAACTGCAGCTTTTAGATCATCTCCATTGCTGTAGTGATAAAAATCACCAGGTTCGAGCAATTCGGACGTCCCGAAAATACTCATTACTGACGAGGACTGCTCGACGACGGCTACCGTACCCGAAATGCTTTCGGTGGTTCTGACGCCGTGCAATTGAACATCTGACATGTTTTGGCCTCCGTTAAAACATGAGGCCATATTAAAGAGAGGGAAAAATTGAAATGATCTTGAGATAAAACTCAGGCAGTGGTCACCGTGCCGGTATCACTAAATACGAGCGACGTGTAGACATTAAGAGGGATGATTTTAAATGACATGGAAATGGCAATTTTACCGACTGTCAAACTGTCTCCAGTAATGACATCAATGGTACTCAGTTTCACCCGAGGTTCGTACTCGGCAACTTGCTCGCTAATTGCCACCATAAGCTGCTGACATTCATAGTGCGGCTTATCAATATAGTCGAGGGCATTCGCGCCATACTCTGGCATGTAAATTTTTTCACCTTTGCTGGTGAAGATGATGGCAAATATCGACTGCTTAATATCATCGACTAATTGCGCGTTGTAACCGTAATCAAAAAGTTTGAGTGCGTTATTCATATCAGACCCGTTTTAAATCGTTTTAAACCCTGTTTTAATTGTTTTAAAGATTTCTTTTTGAACCATCGTAGCCAATAAGCAATAAACGCGCTGAGAATGCGATACAGCGCGTTTTTGATTTACTGGATTGCATTGCCTGTAGGACGGCTTTCGGCATCCATGTGCGTGTGCGGCATCGTTGTCACTTCCTGACCGTTGTAGGTCAGCGTTGTCGTGATGTTTGCACCATTGTTCATTTGCGCAGCTGCACCTGATATTGGTCCTGTATAGCCAGCGGCTCCGACGGTTCCCATGAAGGATGCGGTCATCGCGCCATTGAGCACATTCGCCAGTGTTACCGCATCGGATACATCGAGCGTGCCGGTGATGGACGTTGCCCCGATGATGCTGGTTTTGGCTTCAATAGTGACACCGTCTGGCGAGACAGTCAGCGCAGGCGTGCCGCCTTTGATTTTGAGTGTGCCAGTGCTGCTGCTCTGGTCGTACGAAAGCACGGTGCCATCTTCCCACTCGATACTGAACACATCGGGATTGGTTTGCGCTGGTAAGTTCTTATCATCATAGAAACTACCCAGCACAAATCCCGTGGACATATCTCCAAACGGCAAGAACAAACACAGCACCTTCTCATTCACTTTGTAGTTGAATGAGGTGCGCACGCCTAGCGTTCGTCTCGTGATACACGTTAGCCAGTCCGTAGGTAAATGCCAAAGCCAGGCAACGTCACCTTTACTCGCGCCTTGGTAGCGTCCACCTCCGTGACGATACCGACACGGATAAGGCTGGTGAACGTGGCTTTAATCTTCGACACTGCGTTCTGCAGCTTACGTGTTGCTTCAATCATCGTCTGAACTTCCCGAATGCACGCCCGCCAATGCTCGCCATCTTTTGCGCTACGCTGTACGCCCGCTTGCGATACACCGACGCGCCACCAATCACATCACCCGTTTCAAATCCACTGACCGCCATCTCTACCGCATCGGGGCCGTCATCATGGCCTTGCGGAAATTGCTTGAACATATCGAGCAGCAATGTTTGATGTTCCTGGAAGATGAGCAGCTTGTTCTGAACGTAAGGACCAAGAGATTTGATGCGCAGGAATTTGTTTGTACCTTTAAAATCCACCATCGGCAGACGAACGCCGCGCTGACTGCCGACCCGCATCACTTCCCGTTTGTAGATAGCTTGGAACTGAACCGTTTCAAATCGTACCCATTGAATGCCTGGGAACATGCAATACACATCGACGATGCGGTGTGCAAAATCTAAGTCCGACTCGCGCCAGCCGTCAGCGTAGAGCACATAGTAAATGCCAGTGGGTCGATGTTTAGCGACCACCGCAATAAAAGAGTAGTCCCCATCTTCAACGCCTGTCGCAGGGTCAACGGCCATTCCCACGTCACAATCTCGCAAGTCGAGGGAACGCCCATTGAAATAAGCGAACATCTCCTCTTTGAAAACCTTGTCTTCATCAGCAATGGGATCGTTCATCCATTCAATGAACCACAACGCCCCAAGCGTGCGCTGCTTGATGTAGAGCGCTTCTAACGGCCAGCGACCAGGGAAGAGTGATTCACCAGCAGGTGTGATGGCTTTAAAGCGAAGACCTAACCAGTTAGGCAGTTTGTCTTCTTCGATTTCTTTGAGCAGCGTCGATGGCAAGTCCGCTGGATGCATCACCGTGTTGGCAATGATGGTCAACGCGCCTTGCCCCAAGTTTAAGATAACGCGCTTAAACCAGTTGTACGCTTTGCGACGTTGAGTCGCTGATTCCACTTCCTGATCGTCTAGCAGGTCATCACAGATGATATGGGTTGGACGTTGGAATTTATTTTTAATACCACGCAGACGCTGGCCACGACCGACTGCTGCAATGGAGCTGCCGTTCGCCAATTGGATTTTACGTTTTGACCAGGTGTTGCCACGCACTTTCTGCATGCCATAGTCGTCAATGATTTGGTCGTCGTCTTCGAGCTTGGCTTTAATTGCATCAAGCATATCCTCAGCAGATTCTTTACTTGCCGCACAAATGACAACGAACGTACCAGGAACATTAAGCGCTAACCACAGTGGCATCGCTGGGTGTTACGCGTGGTTTTACCATGGTCACGTGGCTCTAAATCCAGAATGCCATCGTACTGGCCAGACTCTGGCGGCTTGATGAACGCATGGTCTTTTTGATAGATGAGGTTTTTAAACAGCAACTCGTCGTGCTTTTGTAGCGTTCGGTGCTGAACCAAACGAGTGAGCGCCAGTTGATAGTCTGCGAACGGAATGGGGAACGCATCTTTCATGTATGTGTTACAGAAGTATGCGAATTCATCTTTAGACTTTTTGACGACGCTCTGCGCGCTCCGCTTCAATACGTTGCTGCTCTTCGGTCAGCTCGTCATGCTGCTGCTTATTCTGAATGCGGATATCCACGTCATCGAGAACGTTATCCAAATCCGCATCAGAAAAGCCGCTAAAGAGTCGCTCATTTGCGACCACCTTTTTTCTTCTTATCAATACGAATATTGCGAATGATTTCAACCAAGCGTTTAAGCAGCTCTGGATCTTTTTCTTTCAAAATGACCGTGAGCTCTTCTTCCAAACGGCGTTTAGCCGCTTCCACGCCGTCTTGGTATTCCATCCGCAAACGCGACACATTGACTTGAGAGCGAGACAACGCCGCCATCGACTCAAAGAGCTTTACCGGATCTTTAAAGTCAATAGAATCCACGCTGCGCATGTAGTCTGCCAGTTTCACCTGGAGCATGTTTTGCACCATCTCCATCAAATCAGTATTTGGGGTGTCCTTATACTGCTCCAACATCAATGATGCTTCCTGCCTAATGCGTCGGTCTTCTTCCATCCACTCAGCGTGAGACTTCACGGTGCGCGAAATCGCAGAGCGCGACACATCAATGCCTTCTTCTTTATACAGTTGCGTGATCTCATCCAGACTCATTTTGTCATCGTGGTACAACTTTACGGTGCGCTCAACCAACCCTAGTAAGCTGAGCTTTGAACGAGCCATTTGGCCTCCTTATCACTTATAGATTGAGACTTTCTCAATGTGGCCACTTTAGTGGTTATCGAGAAGCGTCTTGATCTCATGACCTTTTAAAACCGCTCGAAGTGACAAACTTAAAACCCGTTCCAAACAGGGTTTAAATGTTGTGAAAGGTTTTTTAAACGAACTGAAAAAGATAGCAGCGGAAATAGACAAACTGCCTGAGCAGCTTGCGCCGTTCGTGACGCAGGCGGTGCGCGACAACATGAAGAACGGCAACTTCAAAGCCAACTCGACGTTGACGAAAAGCTTAAAGAACGGAGGAGCGAAACCGCTGTTCGACTCTGGTGAAACGTATGCGTCCATTACCAGTGAAACCACTAAGGGACTCATTCGTACCGGCACAAACAAGGCTCACGCCCCATTGATTAACTATGGCGGTGTCGTGAAACCGAAAAAAGCGAAGTCACTCATGATCCCAACTACGCGCCAGGTAAAGAAAACCACAGACGCGAAAGGCATCAGAAAGACGCTTAAAGCGTTGGAAGATAAAGACTGGCGTATCTTGTGGCGTCCAAGCTCGGTGATTGGCATAGCGCCAAAAGGGGCTAAAGGGTTTGGTCTCAAACTCAAAGACAGCAAAGAGCAAGAAGGTACGGCTTATCTGCTGTTCTACCGCGCTCGCAAAATTACGGTACCGGCACGTGAGTTCATGAAGTTAACTGACGAGCAGCAATTGGAGATCATGACAATGGCTGAAGAGATGCTGGCGAAGGTGATGAAATGAACGATGACATCTTAAATAACAACGACAACCAGCGCATCAAGGCGGAAGGTCAGTTTATTGTCCTGGATAAACTCAAAGCCACGCTCGATAGCCGGTTCAACATGCAAGCCGTAGTTGAACCATCAAATGCGGTGGCGCGCCGTGAAATTCGCGTGATGGCAGACAACATCCAGCTAAACCGCATCCCGTCACCGGCGTACACAAAATACGTCCCTTATGAGGCGTCATTAATGCTGTTGTCTCGATGCGCGTCAGTGGCGGCAATACGAAGCACTACCTGAGCGCTCAGGCCATGCAATACGCGATAGCGATGGCACATTACCTAGAGCATCAGATTGTTGTCATCAAAGACGTGGCACAAAAGCTGGATGATATGAAACCCACCGATGACCGTTTTAACTGGATGGAAATTGTGGGCGATGCCGAAATCATTACAGCAAAAGAGATGAGCACTGGCTGGGCAGGCAACAAAGACGATGACGATCACGATAACAGCGACGAGCTCTTTGTTTATCGCAAAGACTGGCAGGTCACGATTGGCATCACTATCCATAGCCACTTCTATAACCCGCTGCTTTCACAGATGAACTTCATCAGTGAAATCGACGATACCGTAATTGAGGTAAACCATGACAGTCAATGCTCCTAAGCACGCCCAGTGGGGCGCATATGGTGATGTCACCTTTAAAGGGTTGTTCACCCCAAAAGAATATAACGACTCACGTAAATTTTCAGTGCAAGCGCAAAAACTGGCGCACGGCTACCCATCTCACCAGTTCTTTGGTGAAGATGAGCGCACGTTCAATCTAACTCTGTACGTGCATAACGCCTTTGCCGATTTAACCAAAGTCACTCAGGCGATTGAGGAGATGGCGACCAATGGCATCAATCGCACATTGATCATCGGAACCCAAATCAAAGGGCAATTTGCAATAAAGGCCATGAGCAAACGCAATGAACTCACATTAAATGAAGGCCAGCTTATTGCGTTTGAACAAACACTGACGCTGGTTGAAGTGAGAGAACGCTAATGCGAGTAATGGCTAGACAAGGCGAGCGCTGGGATACGATTTGCTATCGCATCTATAAGCGAGCCACACAAGATGATGTCATGACACTAAGAGAGGCGAACCGCGACCTGGTGAAAGCCGGTGCAACGTTTGAGTTCTCTGGTGGTGAAAAGCTTAACGTACCGATGATCAACCTTGTTCAAGCTTCGACGGATGCGGGAGTGGCACCATGGCAGCGTTAATGTCTCCAATACCTATCCTTGTGTGGGCGGGTCGAAATGTCACCGAAGACCTGGCGAGCTATGTGAAATCGCTCTCGTTTACTGACGTCTTTGAAGACGGCGAAGCGGGGCGAGACACGATGTCGCTCACACTCGATAACCGCGACGGCCTGTTTTGGGATGCATGGAAACCAGAAGAAGGCGACACATTAAAGCCAGGCATAGGCTGGACGAAAGATGCCATTCCCCAAACTTGGATGTGGGGTAACTTTGTGATTGATGGTGTGAAGTTTCGCATTTCACCCAATGAAGTGATTGTGACCGCATCCGCTCAAACTGAGAACAAAGCTTCCTTGGAGAACGTGCAATCCCGTAGCTGGGACAACATTACGTTGCATGCCTTGCTTGAGCAGCTGGCACGCGAAGCCGAGTGCGACGTCACTATTAATGATCTTCCTGACAAGACGTTCACGCACTTTGAGCAGCGCGCAGAAAGCACGAGAGCACTACTGCAGCGTCTTGCGTCTGAGTACAACGTCCCAATGACTTTCAAGGGTGGCAATTTGTACGTAGGTACACCAACAGAACTGCCTGTGCTTGAAATCAATATCTTGGACAGCAGCATCCTATCCAGTGCTGACTTACCAGAGAGTAAGCGCAGCACTTACAGCGCCGTGACGGTTGATTATTACGACGTGCAAAAAGCGCAGCAAAGTACGTACACCGCAGGTGACCCAAGCGCAACCAGCGAGCGCACACTCATGCTCTACAACATTCCGGTTTCGTCAGTTGAAGAGGCCCGTGAGTATGCGAACGCGCAACTTGCCAGCGGTAGCAGCGCGAAAAAGCAAACCGCTAATGGTTCGCTGGGATTGGTGGGTACGCCCATCAGCGCGGGTCAAACTGTCAGGTTATTGAATACAGGCAAAGTCCACGCAACGTGGAAGATTGTCTCTCAAACCACATCATTACGCCGTGGCCAGTGGAGCGCGACGGCAAACATAGCGAGAGCGTAAATGAGCACCGAACGTTTCCCTGGTATTCCAGAACCACAAATCATTGAGCCTGACTACGCCGGTGATTTGACTCGCATTAAGCAGACCTACTTTGAAAAGACGGGACATCATCCAGGCATTAACATCCCGAAACTTCCTGCTTGAGCAGATTGCGTATGAGCGCAACAACCTGGTTGATGAAATCAACTACGAAGCCAAGCAGAACTTGCTGACGTATGCCGACGATGAACGTCTAGACAATATCG